CGGCAGGCAAGCCCCGTTGTCGGAGAGAGTGTCCCAACGCTCTCGAGGGAGGTGGAAAATAGGGACCAGGTGGTGCACAAAAGCGTCGATCTTCACCAAGATGCTGATGTGTGCGGTCCCCCCCCCGAGCGTCGACCTGTCATGACTCACCGACGGGAAGACGCTCGGCCCTCGTTAGGAGGAGCTCGTCCGCGGTTCTTTGCGAACTGGAAGGCTTCGAGTGGAGTTGAACGCTTCAACTTCTACGAACAGCCATCCAAGTCTGCGAAGACACTTTGCGTTGACGATTGCGATTCCAATGAGGAACCCTTGCAGTCTGCCGGCTTGCAAGGGGCTGCCAAGAGGCGCCGTTCGGCTAGGCGAGACAAAACAGGCACTACGCAATTTGTCTCCCCGGCTGCCGCCATCGAAGCAGCAGTCTCGGATCCGGGTTCATCCCGCAGCGAGCCGCCACCTGGAGACTTGGGTACCAGTGTGGTCGATTTTGAGATTGAGGAGGAAGTCGTTGTAGGTGCGGCACATTTTGGGTCAGCAGAGCCTTCTGAAGCTCTCTCCCAGGATGGTAGCCAAGATCAGCCAACTAGGCGTGGGAACTGGTTTCGCAGGATTTTTCGGCGCAAATCGGATGAGAACGTCTGTGTTGTAGTTGATGAGCCATGCAGTGGAAGGAAGCCAAAATTCGGATGGGTCGGGAACTGGTTTGGTAGGTTTATCACCCGCCGAGCTAGGAAGGAGGCCGCCCGTGAGGCTGTGTACACCATGCAGGGTTTGGATGAGGATGGGGAGGTTGATTTGGAGATTGATGACACCAGGTGGGGAATTTCGAAGGAAATCAAGAAGGCAGTCGCTGGCGTTGATGCGCCAAACTCTGCAGTCAGAAGGCGAGCACTCAAAAGATGGAGCAAGCGCGCACCTGAACTGAAGAGGTTGACAAACGACTTGAAGTTCGAGAACCCCAACCTGACACGATCCCCAGCCGACCTGGCCTATTTGACCGTTCTCGCGAAGAAAGTCGTCGAGGAGAGCGCGAAAACATCCGACGTGGTCAAGAAATACAAGGCTTGGTTTCTCAAGGCAGTCAGCATCGCTTATTTCATCAAGAGCGAGGATGACGAGCTCCTCACCGACGTGATGAAGTTCATCGGTGAGGACCCTGTCTTCGGATAGGGGTGCCGCGGACGGCTTTCTGGGGTCAGCACATTCGTTTCGCCACGGTGTGTTGAGAATGGTGCCTCATGGAAGTTCGTTGGCGGTACGCGGAAGGATATCCCGAAGTCCCGGGATATGTATGTATGGGCAAATGGCGCGGCTAGGACAAATTACTTAGCGCATGATGGTTCGCTCAACAACCTGTTGAGAGCAATTGACGAACGTATTTTCAACGTCAAGGGCCCCAACGGCGACCTCGTGCCCTGTCCGAAACCAATTCCCGGTGAGTGGGAGCGCCTGGGTGGCCACGTGAAAACGATTGTTCGCAAGATCCCCATTAGACGGCGGTTGACCTGCAGCGAGTTTCTCGCTCAGTGTCCTGGTTCAAAAAGGAAATTGTACACCCGAGCAGTTAGTGATTATGTGGCTAGAGGTTGTGGGAAGAAGGACGCGCGGATCAAGACGTTTACGAAGTTCGACAAGGATGAGTTTACTGAAGAGAAGCCCGACCCGGCGTCGCGCGCCGTTCAACCCAGAACCCCAGTTTACAATGTTGCGTTGGGGCGTTACACTCGAGCAGTTGAGGACCACATAATGTACGGTCTGAAGAACCTGTTCAAGACGGAAACCCCAGTCGTGATGAAGGGATATACTGTCGAAGAAGTTGGGTCGTTTGTCTACAAGAAGATGACTCAGCGCGCGGATATAGTAGCAATTTTGCTTGACGCGTCTCGATTCGATCAGCACGTAAGTGAGGAAGCATTGAAGTTTGAACACTCGGTTTGGAGAGCCGCATTGGCGGGTGACAAACGTGAATTGAATTGGTTACTGAAGCAACAACTCAGAAATCGATGTGTCACGTTTTGTGACGGGTACAAGGTCGAGTATCAGACGAAGGGAACCAGGGCCAGTGGTGACATGAACACTGGCTCGGGGAATTGCATCCTCATGTGCACGATGATGGCCGAACTGCTGAAACGCCTTGGGATATGGGGCGATTTGGCAAACAACGGTGATGATTGTGTGCTATTTGTTGAACGAAAGAATCTCGACAGGGTGATGGAAGCTTATAAGGAATTCTTCTTGTCCTTTGGGTTTGAGATGGAACTCGAAACTACGCCGCAGTGTCCAACTGGAGTCGCGTACGTTCCCGAGCAAATCCGTTTTTGCCAGATGTCGCCCGTCAGAACAGACGATGGGTGGGTTATGGTGAGAGAGCCAATCAAGGGAACCTCCAAAGATGTTTTAGCATTGGGGGTCAAAGATGAAACAACTTATCGCATGTGGATCAAGGCCGTTGGGCAGGGTGGGTTCTCGTTGTACGGGGACATGCCTGTCTATGGGGCACTTTACAGTCGTTTGATTCAAGAGGGGATTGACAGCAATATTGACAAGTCTCTTTTGATGAAGGATAACTGGATTCACAGAGTGGGAAAGCAACCACGCGTCCGAGG